ATGCTCAAGCATTAAAAGAGGCAGCATTAAAGAATGCTGAATCGACAATCATTGATAAATATTCGGAAGAAGTTAAGCAAATGGTTGAAAATATTTTAGAGCAAGAAGAAGCTCCTTTAATTGACGAACCCGATCTCGAAATGGCGCCAGAGCCAGAGTTAGGCATGGAAGATCCAATGGGCGAAACATCGACCGAAGAGGTGACTGATGATACGATCCCGCTCGCAAGCACTAACGATCTTGCTGAGCAAGAAGGCGCCGGCTTGGAAAACACTCCAGAAGAATCAGAAAAGGTTGAATTTGATATTGACTTGGGAATACTTGAAGAAGCAATTCAAGCATTAGACAAAGAATTAAGTGAAGATGCAGAAATTGAAGACATTGATGAAGATATTGAAATCAACCTTCAAACACTCGATGAAGTCGACGATGAAGAATTAGAACTTAATGTTAAAAATCCATCGTATATGCAAGAAGAAAACGAAGAACTTGAAGAAGAATCAGATCAAGATGCACTCGTCGATGCAATCATGGAAAAACTTACCGTTGATATGGGTGCAGATCTTGCCGGATGGGCCGGCCGCTCCTCTGGTGACATGAAGCGCCAAATAGAAAAAGAGATGGCTCACCGCCGCTCTACAGAAGTAGAAGAAGAAATGGATGCTTTAAAGAAAGCCCAAGAAGAACTTGTTTTTGAAAACAAACAACTTACAAAGAAATTACAAAACTATACAAATGTAGTCGAGAATTTGAAAGAAAATTTACAAAGCGTAAACCTTTCAAATGCGCGACTACTTTACACTAACCGTGTTCTTAGAAATACCTCCCTGAATGAGCGACAAAAACAAAAGATTGTCGAAGCGATTTCTGGCGCGGAAACCGTAACAGAAGCGAAAACTATTTTCGAAACCCTTCAAAGCACAGTGCAGGCAACTCCCAACAAGAGTCGCCCAGAATCGCTGAGCGAAGCCATTGGAAGTAAAAGAACCTCTGTTATACGTGCTACCCGCAAGGAAAGCACACCCTCTGACCCTCTCTCTGAGAGGATGAAGAGACTAGCTGGTATCAAATGATACAAATACAATTAACAGGAGGTATTTAAAAAATGGCTGGTATTATTGAAAGATTGACCGAAGGTGTTGTCAATCGCGATATGCGCGCCGAGGGACACGCTCTTCTCACCAAGTGGGAAAGAACAGGTCTTCTTGAGGGTCTTAATTCGGATCGTCAAAAGGGTTCCATGGCACGTTTGCTTGAAAATCAAGCAAAAGAATTACTACGTGAGAGCAGCAGTATGTCTGCAGGTGATGTTGAAGGTTTCGCCGCCGTCGCATTCCCCATTGTTCGTCGCGTTTTTGCAGGCTTGATCGCAAACGATCTTGTTTCTGTGCAACCAATGAGTCTCCCAAGTGGTCTCATTTTCTTCCTTGACTTTAAGTTCTCGGCAGATCTTGGCGGTTCTGAAGATTCTGCTGTCGGCAGAGGCGGTAACACTTATGATAAGTCCATTTATGGTACAGATCAGGTCGGTAAGCAAATTACTGGTGGTGTGGATCTTCTAAACTCACTTAAAGGTGACCTCGGAGGTCCTCGCACTGTTGGTGCTCGCGGTTATGCGTATTCGTCACCCACAGGCTCCTCCGCAGTTACTTCTTCTGCATGGCAGTTGTCATCGTTCTCGCTGACTGGCGCAACTGTTGCCCAAAAGAAGTCAATCGATTGGGATCCGGATCTTATTTCTCTCAGTTCTTCTGGGGATTCGAACTGGATTGTGCGCGTCGATGTAGCACAATCTGCCTTGGATTCAGATTTGGACTATGACAATCTCGGTGCCCTTTCATGTTCGCTTGAAAACTTGGGTGCCGGTGTTGACAGAGCCCTCACTGCAACTAACACAACACAACTTAGAAGGTTGACCAAAATCACTGGTTCTCGTGGTAACAACGTTCAATTGTATTTCCACACTTCGATTAGTGGTGATGCTCTTTCAATTGAAGCTGGTGGCAACGTTAACCTTAGCGCAAGCTTCCCGGTTGCTGATACGTGGACCGAAGGCGGCGCAACTGGTGCTGTTGTCGGAACGGCTGAATGGGGACTTGAAGGTTCTGCAGAGATCCCAGAGATCGACATCAAGGTAGACAGTATTGCTGTTACTGCTCAAACCAAGAAGCTCAAGGCTAAGTGGACTCCGGAGTTAGGTCAAGACCTTAACGCCTACCACAACCTTGATGCAGAGGTTGAGTTGACAAGCATCCTTTCTGAGCAAATTGCTCTTGAAATCGATCGTGAGATTCTCGCTGACCTTGTGGGCGGTGCTACTGCTGCTACCTACTACTGGTCTCGTTCTCCGGGCTTGTTCCTTGATCAAACAACTGGCGTTGAAGTTGGTGCAGGCGCTCGCGCCCCAGACTTCACCGGTACAGTTTCTGAGTGGTATGAGACTCTTGTTGAAACTATCAACGATGTCTCTGCACAAATTCACCGCAAGACTCTTCGTGGTGGTGCTAACTTCATCGTCTGCGGACCTGAAGTTGCCAACATCCTTGAGTTCACCGCTGGATTCCGTGCTTCTGTCACTCATGATGACGAAACCGGCTCCGTTGGTGCTGTGAGTGTTGGATCACTGAGCAAGAAGTTCGACGTTATCGTTGATCCTTACTTCCTCCGCAACGTGGTTCTCGTTGGTCGTCGCGGATCTTCTTTCCTTGAAAGCGGATACGTATACTCGCCATATGTCCCACTGCAAACTACACCCACAATCTTCGGACCAGAAGACTTCGTGCCCCGCAAGGGAGTCATGACGCGCTACGCTAAAAAGATGGTGCGCCCTGATATGTACGGTCTTGTGGTAATCCGCGGAATGAGCGGTGAGTCCGGTAGTTCCTGATAAATAAATCAGTTACACTGACCAAATAAAAAGCCTCCCTGTTTACAGGGGGGCTTTTTTGTTTTATAACAAAAACTTGAAAATGTTGATCCCTTAAATTTTTTCGCCGGTAAATTTTTGAGATTTTTCGTTTTGTGATTCAACAGACGGAGCGTGCTTTTAGTTTTATGTAGCACTATTTATAATAGTTCAACCATCTTAAGGAGATATTAAAATGAACCCAAGAAAACGCAAATTTTTAAAAATTAAAGCACAACAAGCAGCTGCTGCACCCACTCCATCGCCTAAAGTTGCTCCGGTTGTTGAAGAAGTTGCCCCAAAGGCACCTTCCAAGGTTGCAAAAAAGGCACCCAAAGCCAAATCAACAAAAAAAACCAAAAGCAAAGAATAAGTAAGCTCTTCAAAGCATAATTACAACAAGGAGGGTATAGTGTGCCCACTAATTTAAATCCGCTCGCTACAACAAGCGCCATAGTTTTAACATCTACCGGAAGTACCGACTTAGTAACTGGTTCACTTCCTTTTGGCGTATATAATAGTTCGGTTCAATTTATTAGCGGCGCCTCCTCACAAGTTGCTTATGTGTATAAGAAGCTGGGTGGTGATGTAGTCGATGTTGAATTGACGCCGGCCAATGTTTATGCTGCATATGAAGAGGCGGTTTTAGAATATTCTTACATTATTAATATGCACCAAGGCAAAAATGTCTTATCTACTGTTCTTGGAGAAGCCACAGGAACATTTGATCACAAAGGAGGTATTACGACTGGCCCAGTTAGCGCAAGTCTTAGATATCCTCGTTTTTCAATTGGTTATTCCCGACGCGTCGGCGACGGAATGGCTGCAGCCGGCGGCTTTGGTGGAACAGTGCCGCAATATTCGGCATCTTTTAAGATTGTGAAAAACCAACAAGACTACGACATTCAAAAGATCATCCAAGATGCGTCAGATTCTGGCGCCGATGATGCAGGAAATAGTGTTGACTATTCCGGAAAAGTTGGTGATAAGAGAGTCATAGTTAATAAAGTATATTATCGCTCACCGCGCGCTATGTGGCGTTTTTACGGATATTATGGTGGTGTTGGTGTGGTCGGTAATTCTTCCACATATGGCCAATACGCAGATGACTCAACTTTTGAGGTCATCCCTACATGGCAAAATAAAATGCAGGCTATAATGTATGAAGATTCAATTTATACAAGAACGTCGCACTATTCATACGAGCTAATAAACGGTAAATTAAGGCTATATCCCACTCCAAGTTATTGGGGATACGATTCAAACGACAGGATATGGGTCAAATTTCAAGTAGATATGGAAGCATTCGCTACAGGTTCATATAATGTGGGCGTAGAAGGTATTAATAATGTTAATACTATCCCGTTTGACAATATTCCTTATGAAAATATCAACTCTATGGGTAAACAGTGGATTAGAAAATATTGTTTAGCGCTCTGTAAGGAGATGTTGGGTCAGATTCGCGGCAAGTTTACTACATTACCAATTCCTGGGGAATCTGTTACTTTAAATCACTCTGAACTACTCACTCAAGCCAGAGACGAACAAACAACACTAAAAGATAAACTGAAAGAAATGCTCAAAGAGATGGAATACACAGCGCTTGCCAAGAGCGATCAAGAAATTACGGATGCCGCGGCGAATGTCCTAAAAGCTTCACCGTTGCCAATTTTTGTGGGGTAATTGAAGTATGGCTGATGATTGGAAAAGAGCGCCGGCACCCCCACCTCCATTATTTCTAGGTAAAAAAGAAAAAGACTTAGTAAAACAAGTAAATGACGAACTTATAGAAAAAGTCATTGGGCAACAAATTTTATATTACTCAATTGATATGGAAACTACTAATTTCCATAATCTTTATGGAGAAGCAATAGAGAAGACATTTTTGCCACCGATTAGAATATATGCATTAGTAGAATTCTCTGAGTTTGCTACCACCTACACGGAAGGTCTTGGTGTAGACAAGGATTCAGCAATCAATATCCACTTTCACAAGAGAAGACTCACCGAAGATCAAAATGTGTTTGTTAGAGAAGGTGATTTTGTTTTATATGGCGATATTTACTATGAGATAGTAAAACTTTCGGAGCCAAAAAAGCTATTTGGTCAAGTTGGTGAAAGTTTTGAGATTTCAGCTACCTGCAAGAAAGCTAGAAAGGGACTTTTTGATGCTACCTGATGATTTTGACTTTGCAATGCTCCCAGAAGATTCTGGTCCGAGTAATTTTTCACTAAAAGAAGTAGGGATGCTTGCGTCTACTATTGAAGACATCGATCAAGCAATGGTTGAATATATCAAGGATGAATTGAAGTTGTCAACAAATACAAACGAAGGCAACAAAAAAGTCCCAGTGCTCTGGCAGACACCAGAAAGAGCATACCAAATCAAGAATAATCAAGATTTGAGAGATAATTCAGGCGCCCTTACTTTACCGCTAATCAGCGTTGAACGGACAAATATGACCAAAGATCCGTCAAAAAAAGGATCTTTTCAAGCACACTTGTTTTCTAACAATAAAGATGGCCGGCCGGGCCGAATGGTAATTGCACGCAGAATAGTTCCTGACAAGACTCGGAATTTCGCGGCTGCTTCGGGCACCCGTAATAATGTTGGTGTGACAGGCCAAAATTGGTCGCCAAGAGTAAATAAGAAAGTTGTCATCCAGACAGTTTCTATTCCAATTCCAATATACGTCTCAATTGACTATAAAATTCTCTTAAAAACAGAATACCAACAGCAAATGAACGATCTGCTGACTCCGTTTATAGCAAGAACAGGGCAAATAAATGCTTTTACGATGAAAAGACGCGGCCATCGCTACGAAGCGTTCATACAGCAGGGATTTAGCCACAGCAATAACGTGTCTAACTTAGGCGAGGATGTTCGAAACTTTACTACTGAGGTGACTATTAACGTTCTCGGATATCTTATAGGTGAAGGTGATAGCGATGATCGCCCGATTGTGGAGATAGAAGAGAGTGCGGTGGAATTTCGATATCCCACTGAATCGGTTCACCCAATTGATGGGACCAGTTTGCTCGAAGATTAGTTCAGGAACTGAAAAAACGTTTTTATTCCACTTGGCGAATCCTTTTGAGAACGAAAATACTATTTAATATATGATTGGCCCAGCAATTAATTCTATTTTTACAAGAGGAGCTAACATATGTCAGTAAAGAGTTTTAAATTTGTATCTCCAGGAGTGTTTATCAACGAAATTGATAACTCCTTTATACCTAAGTCCGCGGAAGCGATAGGACCCGTAGTTATCGGACGTTCATCCCGCGGCCCTGCAATGACGCCAGTAAAAGTTCAATCATTTTCAGAATATATTAACATTTACGGCGACACTGTTCCAGGAAATGCCGGCGGTGACGTATACCGCAACTC